GGCACCCAAGCCAGACACACCTGTACTGATAGGGAGTCCAGTGCAATTGGTAAGTGTTCCTGAGGTTGGCGTTCCCAAGATAGGAGTTGCAGACAGGCTGACAATTGGGTTAGCTGCGTCGGTATTATCTACATCAATTTCGTTTGTAGTTCCTGTCACGCTATCAATGACACCAGGCTGCACCCAGGCTGCCGCGTTATTGTCGTAATATTCTATTTGGTCAAGGTCTGTGTTGTAACGAAAGTAACCGTTTGAGGGTACGCCAGGACGCTGTGCTGTTGTCCCAAACGGTACAACCACATAGCTAGAGCCGGGTAATGTGGGGTTGCTTGCAATGCTTAATGTAGGGCTTCCACTTAATCCAGTGCCATCTGCAACATCTATTTGATTGGTGGTTCCTTCAATTGACCGCGCAACAAGTGTTCCGGTACCGGTTTCGTTAACCAGCAATCCTGTAGATAGCCCGGATAATGCAATAGCGTTAGTCAGTGAGCTCGTAACAGACTTTACAATAAAATCAGCTTCCGCCAAGTCTTGGACGGTTTTGTCGGTAATGAGTCCCTGATTCTCAAGACCAATCATGGATGCGCCATCACCTGCTGTGTGTGCGGCAAGCCTCGTGATTAAATCATTGATGTCACCCGAGTCCTCCACTTGAATCCAATCCAAGGCAATGGGATCGTAAAACTCATAAGTGGTTGGTGCATCGGTATTGAACCGCAAGCGATAATACATCGATGCTGCCGCAGCTGGTCGCTCGGCTGTCGTCCCAGGCGCCAAAAATGTCCAAGGATTATTGAAGGATGCATTACTACCACCCGACAAACCCACGGTCATTGCGTCATTGGTTAAGTCACCGGCGTCGCTGAAATCTGAAAACTTAATTGTCGAAACCATACCAAAATCCTTATGGTAGTGCTCTAAAAGATATCCCGATATCTACAATGGGCTCTGGTGTAACAAAACTTAACACATCGCCACCCTTAACAAATCGCTTCTTAGGCAGTAACTCAATGAAACGACCATCTGTAACCACGTTAGCGGCAGGAACCGCGGCAGTAACATTATAGCCAACATAAACCGTATCATTATCATTGAATTCAAAAATCGCCTGCATTTGGTTTGTCGCAACACCAGGAACTGTGTACGTTACCTCGTTACCTGCTGTAAGAGACAGGTGTGGAGTGACGTCACTAAAATTCGTTGTATCTTCAAAATTATTGTAAATTTGAACAGCCATGATTGTAGCTCCCTTTATTCGAATCGTATTAATTTGCGGGCTAACGCGGTTTGCTGGACGATGTTAAATGGATCGGATGTCCCTGGGCCGTTCCCTGTATTGCTTGAACTAAATGCAATCGGGAAGCTTGAACCACCAGCCGAGCCAGCTACATTCGAGTTTAAATGACTATAAGTGTGGCTATGGGGGGGTAATTGAGCCGCCAACAATGTATGTGTAGCAGAACCACCTTTAGCTCCAATGCCGTTAAGCGTCGTTCCAAATAATGAGCCGCCAGCACCAGCAAGCACGTAATCTTGTAAATCAGGGACTGCAAAAGTCGCTGCACTATCACCAAAGGCAGCCGCAAAAAACCTTACTTCAAAATTACCGGTATCAGTACCCACATTATCCATGGTGATTGTGGTTCCAGCTATACCACTAATGACTGTCCCGCTCGTTACTCCGTCACCCTCGATACCCATGCCAATCCAATAATCGGTGCTATCGACAACTGTAAAGGTAGCTACACCGGTAGATATAGCGACCGTTTCCGTGGTCGTCAATACATTAAATAGCTGGGAGTACGTCACCCGATTGTAAGTGTTGGTTCCATCTGCAACCAGGTAATGATCGACCGTACCAAAGCCAACGTAATCAATCACCGTACCCACCGGAATGATAGGGTAAGCCGTGTTATATGTGTGGTCTATTTGCCGCTCAATCGTATCTTGCTCATAAACATACCGAACCTCCGTGTCACTCTCAATCAACTGTAAGCTAGATACAGACAAGTTAATCGACCCTGGGATATTTAACCGGTACTCAATGTACGCAGCTGGGGGCGTGTCTGGGTTGGTGGTAGCTGGCAACAACGATGTGCCAGTTAACTCGGCATAAGTCGAGGTGACTTGAGTTGTTGACGGTAACAAGGTTGCTAGCAGTGTAGCGTTTGAATCCACCAATGTAGACGATAAAAAAGCATTAGCCCCAGTTAACTTCGCAGTTATTGAGTTCGCAACATTTTTACCCGCCCATAACATGCCATTTTCATTGAATCGCTGACGTAAGTACGCACTGCTCCACCCAACCAACACCAGGTTAAGCATATAAGGTGCATTTGTGGGGTTCTCGGAGGTGTTTGTAAGCGCCTCTCTCGTAACAACCGCCGTACCAGTACCCACAAGGACAAGCGACCAACCTGGAGCAACCTCGTAGGTTCCAGCGGCACTAACAGATAGCGAGTCCTGGAAACTTTTCAGCGCAAACTGTGGGTTGGTTATTTGGTTGTCGGCTGCAATTGACCCAGTCGTTACACTTCCACCCGAACCACCCGGTGAATAATCCTCAACAAGGTATATAAGCGCATCAGATTGTGTGTTTCCAGCGCGAACCTCAAGCCTATATGTGACGGTAGAATCAAAGAATATATTTACAGGAAGCGTTCCATTGGCTAGGAATTGTATTGGGTTCGACCAAGCGACGGCGCCGGCTGCGTCTTGGTAAACGATTGCTGGCAGGTATGGGATGTCATTTTGCAGGACAAACAGGTAATGGGTGTCATCTAACAGGTTTCCTGTGAGATCATCAAACAGCCATACAGGGTTACTTCCTCTTTGAAGCGTCATGGTTAAATCCTTTAACTTTGATGGTTAATCATAGCACGGGTTGTGACTGTCAACTAGTTGTGCTTTTGCAGGGCGTTATAATAATAAAATAATATATTTAAAAGACTTATATTCGTTATAAGGGATCGCAATTCCATGTATTAAATTAGATCACGTTTGATTATCAACGACTTACGTGAAATAAAACCTGTTGAACTATTGTGTGCTGGCGTGTGAGTTGATTGTGAGCAAGTGGATTAGTTATTTTTGTTATAACTTACCAACAGGATGTGAGGGTGTTGCTTACATCTTGATCACAATATATAGTAAAATTCATGATTTGGGGGCAAGGTTCGAGGGCTGCTATGTCGAAACTGCAACCTTATGCTAGGAAACTCCAAAGACTCCATCAAGACATTGCGCTCTGCAATCAGATACCTACAAAAGTTTGAACAAAAATAAACAACTAATGCTTGACATTTAACCACAGTGCTTGTAATATAGCGCTGTGGTTAATTATTGGAGAGTGATATGGGTATGTTTTTAATGTTCTTGTTTGTTGGGTATGTATTTTGGTATCAAAGCAACTAATCTGATTGGCCGGCTGTTTGTGCAACCCCACGACTTAAAGCCATCCCGATAGCTGCTGCTTTTAATTGCTTATCAGATATTTTATTTATCGCTTTCATTTGCTTAGCCCAGTCTTTACTGGTGATAAATTCAATAGCTGCTTTGTCGTTCTTTCCTTTTGTAAATACATGCTCCATCAGGGTTTCAAGATATTTACCTGGGTTCCTGTCCTGAAACATCCCTCGTTCTTCCGTTCCCTTAGCTGTTCTTATTGTTGGTGGTCCGCCTATATCCTTAAATAACATTCTCATATCTTTAAGGTTTTGGGTTGCTTCTGGGGCGTCTTTAAGATGAGTTAATAATTCATCAAATTTCTTTTCAGATGCTAACGCACGATAAAAGTTTTTCCCATTTATTTCTTTCTGGTCAAAAACCTTTTCTAGCCCTTGTCTTGTTTTTTTACGTTCGTACAGGCCGCGAGCTTCAGCATATTCAGGGTAATGTTGATCCATCTGACCAACTAAGTCACGTCGTGTATCACCGAGTATATTAGACTCGCCACCACTCCCTTTGCGAGCAGCTTCTTGCTCCATATCATAAAGAGCACGTTTAACGTGGTCCCAATAAACTAAACTCGTTGGTTGAGCGTTAGATTGGCCCTCAGCTAACTCAACGTTTTCAGGCAGCATTTTCTTTAAACTTTCCTGGTAAGCGGGACGGTTTTTAACCCTCTTCTCTGCCGCTTTAATAATAGAATTACCCTCGTATTGAGCAGGGAATTCATTCGGAAGGTTAACAGGTCCTAAATCACTGTAAGCATCAGATATTTTTTTATCCATCTTTTCAGGCGAGTATATTTGATCTAACGTTTTTTCAATAGCTGCACGCTCACTTCCTTGGCGCTTCATGCCTCGCTCATAGAGCATACGCCCGCCTTCAGCTGTCTTGCCTAACGCACCCTCTCTTCTAGCTGTCCATGGGTTTAGACTGGCTTCCGCAGGCGTTAAATAATCCAAACCTATCCTGTTGGCAGCCTGCAAGCGTGGGTTAGCCATCTCTGGTGAGACGCCTTCCGTAAGCTTGCCGGTTCGCTCTCTTGTTGTTTCGTGCCCACGCAGGCCTAAAGCACCACCAAATGCACCAGCGACGTCTGAACCAAACTCGCCAAAACCAGCTTGTTTTGCTCCTTCTCTCCCTATTAAAGCACCTAAAGCACCAAGACCACCTTTAGATACATTTCTTATTATAGGGTTTGTCCCTTGCATCAACTCACTTAAAACGCTAAACGGTACCATCGTTCCACCAGCTTCAGCGCCTGATTCAATCGCGTCACCGGGCTGTGCTTGAGCCGCAGCATAACCTGCTTGCGGGATGGCTTCAGATAAAGCTTTAGATGCAAACTTACCAACCATAGGTATTTTAGATACAGCTTGCCCTGCTCGACCTAACCCCACGCCAGGAATTGCCATGCTTGGCGCGTACTGGCCCACACCCTGAACAAATTTATCTGTGCTTGTTGGGGTTTCAACGCCCAAAGCAGCGCTAAAATCATAATCGGAAGGAGAAAACTCAGGAATGCGCCCGCCGGATATTTTATGGGGAATATTGGCGAACTCGCGACCACCTTTTAATAGCCCAATAGCTGGGTCTTGTAAACCATAACGCACAACCTTTTGAAGCAAGTTTTGTTCTTCTTGAGGCTTCTGGGTTTGTTGGTCATTTAATTGGGCCAATAACGCAGGGTCTGTAACCTGCTGCCGTGAACCTTGGTTAAGTTGGGAAAGCAAATCAGGGTCGGTTACTTTTTGTCTAGTCATGCTCCCATCCTCCTTGACCGTCAGGGTGATAAGTGACGCCATTAATGACTTTAGAACCATCGTTACTTGAATTCGACGATCTTTTGCCTAAAATACCCTGAGCGTTTTGACTTCTCTTCTTCAATTTTTCTTTTAGTTTAATTAAGCGTTTTTTATAGTTTTCATCAGACTCACCAAAATCACGCGCAACAACCTTTTCAGCCTGGTGAAACCCGCCTTCGGTGTTTGGGTAGCCAAGGGCGTTAGCAAGAGTTTCAGCGGACTCAGATATATTGCTAGCATAGTTGGCTTGTTGATCTCGTTTAAAAGTACCACCCAAAATCGTGCCAGGAACGTTTCCTGCTCCAACATCTTTTATTAAGTCGTCTATAATTGGAAGCGCATTAACAACACCACCAACTGTATTTTGAGCCTTAGTTATCACTTGGTTAGTATTTTTATCACCACCAGATTGAGCCTTATACTGCTCTTTCTTTTTGAACAATTCGAGCTCCGCCGCTTGCTTTTGCTTTGGTGTCTGAGGTATCTCTGCTACCGGATCAACCCCATAAAATTTCTTAAACAAACCACGTCCAATAGGGCTGTTGCGTAACGCTTCTAAATTAACGGCACCACCGGGCTGGCCACGCTGAGCCTGAACTTGCTGCGCTTGTTGCTGAGCATTTTGCAAACCTTCAGGCGTAAACATGCCCATGCCCTGCCCATATTCTTGGGTTGGCATTTGTTGTTGGCCTGGTTGGCCCATGGATTGACCGCCACCGTCCATCAATTGCTGAAGCATCGCTCTATCTTGTTGTTCTTGCTCGAACTGTTTCTGTAAACGAGACTGAGCTTGCTGTTGAATACCAAGGTTATCAAGGTGTTGCTGCCATTGTTGGCCCATTTGTTGACGCTGTATTTCAGGTTGCATCATGCGCGAAAACATACTAGAACCACTATCCAGACCCTTCAGAAACGCGTTACCTGGTAAGTCAGGCATAGGTATATTCATAGCCATTATCGACCCCCAGTTGTTGACCAGCCACCAGGAGCGCCCATCATCTGACCCAATTTAGCACCCATGGCACCACCAATCGGACCACCAAGTGCACTACCAGCTAAACCCGTCACACCGCCCATCATTGTCCCCAGCATGCTTCCTGGTGCGTTTTGACGACCAAACTGCATCTCACCAGAGCTTTGTCCCATGTTCATGGCATTCTGACCCATCTGGCCGCCAGCTTGAGCACCCATACCCATCATGTTTTGACCTAAACCAATGCCTGATTGGTATTTCTGCATCAGGTTATCCAGGTAATTCTGGCGATCGTTCAAACCAATCTGCGTGGCGCCACCTTGAATGGCCTGCAAAGCCGGTTGTGAACCCATCAAACCCATCGAGCTTGCTGCGTCTAAACCTTGTTGAGAGGCCATCTGTTGCGCTTGTTGCGCTTGCGGGCTTGTCTCATACCCTTGCGCCCACTCGTTCTGTAACGAAGCCGGGTCAAGTAAGCGACTCATAGCGGTGTTCATACCAGGGATAGCCGACTGACCAGCCTGAGCGTACGGCTGTTGATAGCCTTGAGCCTGACCATAATAATTATTTAACTGGCCCTGCGCTGCGTCGTACCCACCTTGTGGATGTAGAAAACTTGATAACCAACTCATTTAAATATCTCCCTATGGGTACGCGCCTGTTGTGAAGGTGCGAAGTACGCCGTTTTCCTTACCGACGTATACGTTTGTGGTGCTATTATACAATATCGCGCCATCAGGGATATCCGTCAAGGCAGCAATTTCAGCGGTCGTATAAGATTGGGCTGTGTTGAAGTTCAAATTATCCTGAACCGTACCAAGCACCTCGTTCATCTGGTCAACCAGCACCGAAATCCACTGCATAAATTCAAACGTGAAATCAGTGTTTGAAAGTGGTGCGGCATCAACCCTATCTAAAAATACAGTCATCAGTTAGCTCCGCCAGAAACCCTTCTGGTAGACATAACGCCCCCTAATATGACAATCGGGGCGGACGATACGCACACAAGCTTATAAACCCTGTTGCGGCTTGTTCCGAGCTCATACCACCGCATTTTCCAGCGATACACACCCAATTTGCTAAACTCACGAATATCAGCACTAGCAAACGTCACCCCACCATCGTCACTTATATACAACTCAATGTGTGGCTTAAATAATGCATTGTAGTGGTTATCATCAAAGGTTGGTGTATTAGTACCGTCCTGAATGATAAATTCATCATCTTCGCTCACGATGTAAACAGGGGCGTCAGGTGTTGAATCTTCCGTAATTAGGTACGCTGTGTTAATGAATGGCGCGTTATTTTTATAAAACGTTTGGTCGCCAAACACGAAATCAATTTCAACGTAATCCGTAACAAACTCCGAGTAATCGGGTTGGTAAATTTGCTGGGTTGTAAGCTCGTAGCGCATAGGGTATTTAGTGAACGCATCCACGGCCTGTGTGTCGGGTTGGTCCGCATTCCTCAGCTCATTGAAATACAAATCTCCAGCCATTTCGTATATTGCTGTATCGTCCTCAACCGTGACCAGGTGTTTGTTATTAAAAAACACGTGGCGTTGTATTCGGTTTCGCTCACCGTTCAACTCAATAACACGGTGCCATGTCTGCGTTCCAAAGTTGTATTCCAGTGAGTTTGCTGAGTCTTGGATATCTAGGTCACCAAACGATAAGAATTTACCGGCAGATACACGGTAAAAAATTGAGTTTTCCCACTGATACAAGAACCCGTCGCTTTCCTCAGTTAGAAAAGGACTTAACTCATTAGAGGCGGAGTCTTGTTCAAGCAGCACATCAACTGCTTGTGAGCTGATATCCTGTGGTTGTTGGCCGTTACTCATCATGAATGTGACGAGGCCGTTACGGTTTCTAGCGAGCCATACCATCATGCCAAAATCTACGTCAAGGCTAAATGGATCGGCCATGCCATAATCCCAGTTATACGATGAATTCAACTTAAAAGGAAAGGTGGCTGTCGAACTAGCAACCGTGATTTGGGTCGGTATATTTGACCAAATATCACAGCTAAAATCAGTAAAGATATATAATTGATTGTGAAGTGTCGCCATCTGACGAATAACACCGGACGCGCTGTTAAACAACGAGCCACCAGGCACCGCTGAAATATCAAACCATGTGGAAGATGTTCCGCTCATGTTTGTGTTCGTCAGAAACCACTGCGTGCTATCTTTGTTGCTCACAACAAATCGATTGCCAAATGCCGCAATAAACGCGGGGCTGGTGGGCACACCCGTCCCCGTGGCTTGCTCCCATGTGAATCCACTGCTCGGTGACTCAGTGCAAACAAAAACAGAATCACCATCAGTGAACATGCAATACACCGTGGTCTGAACAGGAAGAAATGCAAACCAAATATCAGCGCCCGACTTTAATTCAAGGCCCGGCGATGTTATCAATTCTTGCTGAAAATTCTTATCGACCCTGAATACCTGGGAGTCAACCACCACATACACGTAACCAATAGATCGAAACGTTGCCTTAGGCTGCGCATTAAACACCAACCTGTTTTCACTAAGAAACTGGACGTGCCTGCGACCCATAGCAGGGTAGAGCGCTTGTTGTTTTTTTGTGTTCTTACCGCTCACAGGGTACCAATTAGCACAATCCATACTACCGAACTGAGTAAACCTTTGTTTGTCGAACGTGCAGAAGATTGGCAAGTCTGTTATGGGCATTAGGAAACCCCCGCTCTGAGAATCCAAGCGCCATTTAAAAGCGACTCCCTGTCACCCTGAATTGCTACGTTGGTTTCGCTTGCGCTAACCATGACATCCAATGCCTCTTGTAGCATTAACTCCAACCTATCGGTCCATGCCTCAGCACGACCTTTGTACATCGCAACATCTTTAGCTGTCGCAAACAACAAATACCGGATGTAATATTGGGGCAATACATCCATATTGTCATTGCTGGTTAATTCTGATAATTGAAACTTGCCTCGGATATTAAAGTTATATACCTGGCTAGGTCGTGGGTATAAACGTAACCGCACCACATCAGTATCAGGGAAGACAATAACAAAACGAGGTAGACCTTGCAGCGGCTCATACTTCCATGCACCAAGAAACTCATTACGAGACTCATCGATAAGAGGGTAAGTGACACCATCCAAATCCAACCATGCACTGTCTAAATTAGCCAACCTTCCTAAAGTTATATCAGGTGTTGGCACGGCTGTCGATGGCCCACATACAACTTCCTCCTGACCGATAGCAACAGGAACGCTCACTTCTTTTGCAATTGTAAGCATTAGACCGGTAGCGGCGTAAGACTGAAGTAATTGATTGAGCACAGTAATACCCAAACTCAAATCAGTGCCTTCCAGTGGAATCGTTGGATTGCTTGGATTGATTAACCGATACGCTTGCGTGATGAACTCGCGAACTGTAGCCATGGTTCACCCCTTGCGTTTGCGTGCTTTTGCTTTAGGTTTTTCTGATGGAACATCGCTTGTTGACGAGAACCATAACCCAGATTCAACCAACATCATGTAATCATCCCATGAGTCAGCGAGTTTTTTTACACTATCTTTGCCGTGAACCCACACCCTAAAACCTTCTTTGGGTACGGTCCTACCGCAGTACTTAACCATTTCGCTCATAACCAGCCCCTTAAAATAAATACCTGGGCAGCTTGTACCGCCCAGGAATCCAACCTTAAGAGCAGATACGAACTGCGAACTCAGGGTTAATTGCTACACCGCAGATTAAATCGATACGGTCTAACTGGTCGTAGTTACGGATATCAGCACCAAGCGAGTAGGTCATAGCAAGCTTGTACAGGTCACTGTAACGTGTCACTGCTTCAACACCACCACGCAACTCTTTCAAAGGAGGAGCAGCAAAGACTAATGCTTGGGTGTGATAAGCCAATGAAACATTGTGATCGTCACGTAACAACAACTGCGCACCATTAGGAATCGCAGCACTCACGTTTTGACGAGCCCCTGAGATAACAATACCTGGGTTGACAGGAATTGTTGCTAATCCACCAGCGGTTGAAGTTACGTCAGCCGTAACAACAAACTGAGCACGCTGTGACAGAGCTTCATAAGTCAATGGGTTAATCATAAACACGCCATCAGCGTCATCAATCTCAATGATGTCACCTTCTTTAAACACAACGCTTGAAGCGACAACACCAGAAACCTCAATACTATTACCCGATGAAATTGGCCCGTTGGTTACAATACCACCCAACTTAAACCCAGCAGGTGGAGCACCACCAGCTTCACCAACACCAGAGATTTGACGATTCAAGAAGTTGGTCTTAAAGAAATCAAAACCAGACAAATGACCAATAAAGCCATCCATCAACGCGCCCTCGTTCACTGTGTTGTTGAATGTTGAGTACAAATCATTCGACAAGCTAGCAGCAATACGTGGTGGGGTACCGCAATAACGCTTACCGTCTTCCGGAATAGCTAACTCGGTCATGTAAGCATCAGCGGTTAAGATGGTATTAAAATCAACAGCAACACCAGGTGTACCCACGGCTTGGTATGTTTGCTTCTGGAAGTTCTCAGCAGCAATATATTTCTCAACCATGTTCGCTAAACGCTTAGCACGTGGACCATTGGCCATCTCAAGATAAGGCTCATCGCGAGCACGGTCAAACGTCAAGTCAAAGCCTGTGTAGTCAACCATGGTGCGGAACTGTTTATCAATGCTGAGTGGGCGAGTTACCTGTACAACAGATTCAGCTGTTGCGCTTGCACCTTCACCAGCAAGATAGCGCTGCTCTAAACGATAGTTGAGTGAAGAACCTGTCGCGAAACGCAAACCTTTAAAATCACCTTCAAGGTTACGGTTAGCGGTGCGTGCAAAAGAAAGACTGTTCCAAAATCGTACGAATACATCATCTAAGACGTAGGAGGTTGTATCAAAAGTATTGGCCATTAGTTCATCCCCTGAACAAATTAATAATAAAATACTTAGCAGAATGCTAGGTATTCACGTTCATTTGTCCGGCGGACGACAATAAATTACGCGCCTTGTTTTTTTGTGGGTGACGGAGCTCCCTTACGCGTCACCCACAATCATACATTTTGCTCGGAAAACTTCAACCCTCATCGACTGCGCTTTCTTCAACTAAAAGACCGCCATCTCCAACAACAATAAACACCGGCATGACGACCTCCTTGTATTGCGACCGTAATGCGCTAATCAACCTTATTTTGATGCTTTCCGTGAATAACGGCCTATTTTCTTTTGATACCCATATCTTAAGCCTTGCGTCACTTAACCGTGTCGGCCGTTTAAACGTCCATCTATCAATGTGCTCGATGGCATTCCTTAATAAACCAACCGCTTTTACCTTCTTGATAAGTGTGCTTTTGTTTTTGATAGCGGTGTTGTAAGCAACCAACTGCCCAACCTTGATCGCCAATCTCCGCCGCTTGCTTTTTTGCTCCTTGGTCGGGCCGTCTGGTTGGGAGAAAATCAATCGCGATAGCATATCAAGCTCATTTTCAAACTCAAGCTCAAACCTCTCCATGGGGTTTAACTCACTCACCATTAAACTCTCGTTTAATATCAAGCAGTGCTTGTTTGTACCCGGTGTTATAGCCACACGCAAAACTTGCCGGGTCGTCGTGGGCTTGGCTTGGTAGTTTTTGGGCTACATCCATCAGTTTTTGGTCAACCCAATCATTTACGTCATCCATTACCTTCTCCGTGCGTTTCGTCTCTCTAATCGTTTGGCATCAGCGTGAGCAATCAAGTCCTCGATGCTTGGGGTTTTGTTTTTTTCACTGACGGGCATTGACGCATTATCACGTGTTTTTGATACAGGTCGGGGCGCTTTTGTGCTTGGTTTGTTTTTCTTCATACGTTCCTCAAGCTTCCCCACCTCAACCATTTGGGCGTATTGATCGGGCATATTGGCAATGCGTTGTAATTCCTGAGGGTGTCGTTTGCTTGCTGCGTACAAGAACGCTGCGGGGTCTTTCATAGATCGCGTCGCTATCGTCATAGCGTCTGTCACCGGTTGCGAGCTAACGACGTCACGGAAGTCCTGGAATTTGCTCATACCGTTTTGAAATTTTAACTCAAACTCGGCCTGGGCTTGCTCTTCACGCTGAACTTGAGCTTGTTGCTCTCTCTTGGAGCTCATTTTTGTTACGGTTTGCTCGACAAAACCTTCTAACTGCTGTTGCCAGTCCTGTGATGAGTCAGGGTTGTACTCAAAACCTGCATCTTGGGTTTGTTGGGCCTGATTGGAATCCGGCTTGTTGTTGCGCTCGAAGCGAGCCACCCGATCGCGCATAACTTTATTAATACGTTCATTAACTTCTTCTTCCGTGTAGGTCCTTTCTTTTTCTTTTGGGTTGCCGTAGTCATCTAGGTTGTCTTCGACTTCGTCCTTAACATCTTCCGGGGACTGCTCATCTTCTTTCGTCTCACCTGGGTCTTGCTTCGCTGGCTCGTCATCGGTCTCATAAGAATCCTCGAAACTAGTTTCTGCATCCACAGGATGCTCCTCGGGCTCGGGTTGATGCTCTGGTGTCGCTGGTTGCTGCTGTGTCTTTCCTGCAAACAACATATCATCAATACTGCTCACTTCAGTCATTACTCACTCCTGTGTCCACTTTGTGGGTTAAAATCTTCACTAAGTTATCAGCGTGTGACATCTGCACATCTGCTTGCGTTCGCCCTGTCTCAGCTGCGTAACGCATCTCCTGCTCTTGTAGCTTAGCCGCAGTTTCCACGCGCTCAAGCTGAATACGCTCAAGCTCACGTTGCATTTCGTCTTGCGCCTGCTCTGTCTTCAACATTAACTCACGCTCTTTCAACTCAAGCTCTTTCATTTTGAGTTGGTTTTGCATTTGTTGATTCTGCTGCTCAGCTTGCATAGCTTGTTCTTCAGGGCTTGGACCTTGATTCCCCATTTCTTGAGGTGACCTACCAGTTTTACCGGCTTCAATGACTTCCGGTGGAACGATTGTTTTAAGTCTATTTTTAAGTTGTATAGTATTCGCAAGAGGCAAGTTTTCAGCGTACAAATCCGCAACCAAGTTAAACACCTGCGGGTTGGCTTGAAGTACTTGTTGTAACGACTCAAGAGCTTGCTGCTTCTGCCCTTCAAAACTTGGGCCAGGTTTAAGCCGAACTTGGTACGTACCTTTTCTAATATCGTTTTCAATGCGCTCTCCATAATCATCCGCCTGTTGATTAACTGTAATAGTTTTCATCCCTTCATCTTCAGTGTGAACCGACAGGACGCGTTCAGCATCGTACACACGCGGAATCATTTGATTTACAATTACGCCACCAGCCGCGACTGCCCGATTCACCGAGTTACGTGCGACGTATGTAGAGTAACTTCCTTGCCTTGTTCTCGCGTCAATCGCGTCACCACTAATTTCGTTCCCTTGCTGCCCTAGGGCTGCGGGATAGAGGCCTGTGCATGTGTACAGGTCTTCAAGGGCGAGTTGATATTGCTGCTGAAGGCTTACGGACAACTCGGGTGGGTTCATGCGCTCAGGCTTGGCACCGCTTGGTGTTTCGTCATAAGTGAGCATGCCCTGCATCGCGGTAGGATCGCGCCATTTAGCGGCGCTGTCATTGCTGGCAACATTCTTTTTGCTACCCATATATTGGTCGTAACGACTCACCTTCAGAATGTAAGCTGATTGGGTGCGAAGGTAATTAAGGTAGCGTTGTGTATCTTTGGCGTCACCAAAGAACGATTTACATATCTGCTTGCCGTTTTTATCGTAATGACTATTGTTGTCCATAAAAATAAGAGGCAGGTCTTCCGCAGGAAATTCACTTCCCTCAAGTACATAGTCACCACAAATCTTGTAGTGTTTAATCTTGCTAACTTGTATGTCGCGCTTATCTTCGATTCGGACCACGCCTTGCTCATCGTACAGCGTCATCATCGATTCATCGATTCCAGCGTCTTCGGCCTCCGCGTCTGCTTGCTCTGGCATGCCTTCCTGCATCTCAATATCGGCTTGCTCACCCATGCTGAATTGCTGCTCCTGCATTTGCATATTGATTTCAATTGAGCGCTCCACGAGCTCATCCATCTCAGCTTGATCGTATGACTTTCCGTTTGATAACTTGTATAGCGTGTCTTTGGTTTGTTTACGTACAATGTAGTTGTTGACTGTCACAGAGTCCTCATCAGCCCAACTAATCGCACCAGCCGCATCAGTAGAGCTTGTTGCAAGCGCTACCTCTTCTTTTGTCGCTGCGATACTACTGTTTTCACCCAAAACTTTTTCTTCGATGTGCTTGCCGTACAGGTCACGGAATTTCTCGCGCGTCATACGTGTTAACCATCCGCAATGCATACCGTCCGTCTTGTCGATACGCTCCGCACCCATATCCCAATAACAGCGCGATGAATCCTTAAAGTATTCCGGGATAATGTCTAAATCAAATGATTTTTCGTGCGTGTATTTAGTCGCCCATCGATACGCACCAAAACCCCCAATAAATGCGTGGCCAGCTGCAACCTGATAAACCGTGGACGCGTCGGTTGATAGCACGATATTTTTAATGATGTCTTCGCGTAGTTGCGCGGTTTGCTCATCACAGTTTTCGAGTGGCACGACTTGCAATTGAGGTGTGTTTTGTTGCTGTTCACCAAGCAACGCGTTGGACATGGCCCCGAGTTTGTTGACGGTTAGGGGTACTTTCCTAAAGGTCTTGATCATCTCCTGACTTTCGTCTTGCGTCCACTGCTCACCAAGCACAAATGCAAGCATGTCGTGATACTGTTGGATATTGTCGTGAAAGTGCGTGCGCCATGTTTCACATGCTGAGCGCGCTTGTTGTGCTATTTTCGGGGCATGTTTTGCCATATTATCAATTCCCTTGATTTTTTTACAATTGTGACAGAAAAAAGGTAATTAGATAAGCATACTTGCTGTCCTGTCTGAGAATACCTGTTCTTGATAGTGATCTGTTGCTACAAACTCTCCAAAAAAGAACGTAAGCATTAGGCTGTCACTAATATCCGGGCTTGGGAACCCTCGTTTTTTCAAATCAATCTTGCTCTCGATTAACAACTGACCATTGCTTCTGTGCTTATAGCCCAGGCCACACAAATCCCTGTGCAACTCATCATCATCAGGAATATCCACGGGCAACTCACCTGTGAGCCAATCCCTCATTTCTGACCACAGTTCAGCACGAAGGTTGCCAAAACGCTCTTTGTCATTAGCTGAACGTGCGACATTCACACCCTCGACGCAATCAAAACCCATCTCTTGCAATCTATCAGTAACACCGGCCCCAATACCAATGCAATCAATACATACTTTCGCTGGTCGCTCGCGCTCAATGATTGTTTTCAGTCTTCCAGCCAGCTCCATGGTGTTATGATTTTTAAGTACTTCGATATCGTAGGCTTTACGTCCTCGCCGTCGAATGATGGCGCACCTGTCGTTATCGCCAATCGCGGGATCTACACCAATAATTAATTGTGAATTACTATCAACGTTGTTTTTCCTTGCGCGTGTAACATGTGTTGCACTGATAAACGTGTCGTCAACAGGGTTTTTAAACGCCTCCGACGATGAACAAGGGTATTCTTGTTGAAAGCGTATTAACCCTATCTCGAACTCATTGTGAAACTCGTATATCTTCTTTTTACGCCAAGCAATATGTCGCATTGTCATGCCGTTATCTTTGTATTGCTCGTATAACTCTAAATCACCATCATTTGGTTTAAAGTCATGGCCGTCATCCGTGTACTCATCTTGCCAATACCAAGGGACAAAAATAGCCTCGAAGCCGTTTGTGCCCTGCTCGGCACCAACCCATACGCTATGAAAGTAGTTACCAATACCATTGGCCGTTGACTCAAGAATAAGCTCGGTGCCATCTTGTGTTCCAATGGCTTGCAATAAGCCTTGGGCGTGCTCTTCGGCGTGCGGATAGAAAGCAACTTCAGAGCAATGGCATAGTTGAATCGTCTGTGACCGACCGGCACCTTTGTTTCCAGCTGTACCTACTGCGTAACCGGAATCAAGCGCGTCAAACCTAAGCTCTTTTACTGAGTCTTTAGCAGCCTTTGGGCATAAGCCTTCGGGCAGGTACTCGTAATAGCGCTTCGTCATCTCAAAGAGGTTTTTCGTCGCCTCGGCTTCGTGAGTTAGTATGAATGTTTTGATACCGCGGTTGGTGATTGTCTTGTGAAAGTAACGCGCTTGTATGAATGTAGAGCAGCCCTGCTGGCGCCCTTTTAAGATCACAGCCCTAACTTTTCCGTTTTCTTTAAGTTGTTTTTCAAGGCGAGAATGGATGTATAACTGGGCTTTGTTCAACACAAAAGGGTTCACAGCACCGGATTTAGTGCGAATACAAAGAAAGTTTTTTGCGAACAACGGCAGTGACTTTAATGTTTTTACAAGTTTGTCATCTGACATTTAAAACCCAAAATCAATAACCCATTGAACTTTGCCGCATCGAACGCATTTAGTCTGAGCAAAACCAATACCATCAAATGTGTCTTGCCGAAACCTGTGGCCATCAAGCAAACATCGAAAGACAGCAATTAACTTATACATGTACAACTCAAAACATCAATCAACTACTTCCCAACCATCCATCATCACAGCCCATCTCTCAATGCCCCATGCGTAAGAATCTCGGTCACAATCAAAAGCATTATCAAAAACCTTGATTAGTGTAAGCCATTTATCTGAGGCTTCTATACTAGAATAGCCGCACGTCCAATATTCACCATCTCTCATGCGCGCATGTCGAGCTTTTTTGCCGTCACGCATCAAAGGTAAAACTTCTTCAAATTTCATCAATCGACCAGCTTATCAATCAGCTTTTCAACGAGTGAATCAGAAGATGATTTTGCGTCATCTGAATTCTGCCCGTACTGTCTTGGGAGTAATTTGGAAGCCATCCATTTCCTGGTATCTACACGTAGACGAGAGCGAGCTATAAACTCACCATCGCAAACCGGATTGCCATCCTTATCAAAGCGAATATCACCACCGTCATCGTCAGCAATTTCAAGGATTTCTTCGGCCAAAATGTCCGCCTGCTCTACCTTTGCCATTGCATATTGGGTGCGGAACTCAGGCAATCTATGACGCCATCTGTTGATGGTTATCTTGTCTGGTAACTCAGGGTAAAGCCTCGTTAATTTAAGAAGCCCATGTCCGCTAGACGAGGTTAATTCACAAATTAAATCACCCATCTTTTTAGTGTACTCAAGCGGGCGACCACCTTTGTTTTTCTCCGTTTTAACATCAGTCGGAGTTGCCATTATTACGCACCCTTTTGAGTGTTAGACTTTTCGCCCTGCATTTTGCCATCAGCTTTGCCAGGCTCACAATATTTTGGCTGCTGGTTGTACTGTTCGCGCACCATCTTGCCATACATGCTTGGCACTGAGTAATGCGTGTTATCCATGCTGTTGTAATCGAAATCTTTAGCCATGATTTAAACTCCTTTTAAATGTATAACCTAGATTACCACACGAAATACCCAGATGCTAGCTACGAATTATCCACAATTTCTGTAGATAACCCAGTGGAGAACTAAGCAAAACAACGTAAGTACGGCGTTAATAAAGCTATGTAAAAATAACTCAAATAAATAGTCAAAAAGATTGACTAGTCAAATCAATAGTGTATAATGGTTACAAGTTAGCGAGATTAATTAAAGAGTGGAGAGATGGTGTATGTATTACTTAATAGACACGGTTAAGCAAGAAGTAGTGTTCAAAGACGAGAATAGCAGCCGAGTTAGTTATGTTAACACAGACAGTTACGGCCCTGGGCCAGATTGGGCAAACTATCGGGTTATGGATGAAGATACAGCTTGGGAATATTGGAGTGACGTATTTGAAAGCAGTGGCAAAGCATATGAGGGTCTTGGTTACAGTGAAGACAGAAAAATGGATATATTTAAGGATTGGTTAGCATCATGAACATAGGCGAGATTACACTAGAGCAATTGATGGGCGAAGATTATTACGTTCACATCAAGAATCATGAAAGGTTTGGTTACAACGTGGAATTGGAGTGTGAAGAAGCGCCAGAAAGCAGTGTTTCGGGGGAGGGTGTACATCCGGACGCTATGGAATCGTTTGCGTCACTGTGTCGCGAGTTTTTACGTAAATATGAGCAATGTCAGGGGGAGTTATGAGGTTAAAGATTAAATTAGAGAAATACGGAGATCACTGCAACGACGGCAAACAACACATGTTTGAGATCATGATTGATAACTCAACATCTAAATTTGAATCGTTTGATATTTCCAGTATAGATGGCGTTCGTATTATGCTGAACGACATTAATGAAATGAAGCAAGCTATCGAAGATTATTTATGTGAGCATGCTTAGTTGTCAGTTACTAAACTAACACCTTTTGCGACCGGCCCTTTGGGGCTGTCCTGGAAAGTGAATTCTACTTTATCACCATCTTTTAAGGTTTTGTAGCCATCGACTTGAATTTCCTTGAAGTGAACAAAGATATCTCTTGCGTCATTACCGGCTTTGATGAAGCCAAATCCTTTTTCGTTATTAAACCACTTCACAACACCTTGCATCACTAAATCCTTTCGTTAACAACTCACAAAAAGATATCACAACTTAACCCCGGTTGATACACTCGGGGTGCTGTCTCCGTCACACAACCAAAGGAGGCTTTATCATGGAAAATCACAACACCACCTCAACATCTGCGACAATCCGCACAAGCGCGAGCGCCATGGGCTACATGTGCCGGTTTTTCTGTACCTGCGTCCGTGACACTGACGTGATGAACCCAAGTAACCAGGAGCAAACCCCTACGCCTCCGGCGCAACCCCCTGAGCCACCTCAACCCCTCTGAGCCAAGTGTTAGCTTCATAGCGACCTCTATTTTGGGCCGCTACGCTGCGTTCTGTTTCATCCCGTATCTTTTCCCATATCTCACAATATCGTCGAACACCCAAT